CTTACAGCGCCCCCTCAGTCGTTTACGCACGGAATCGGGTTGCAAAATGGTTAATGAAAGGAGTGTATTAAGTCTATGAACAATATATCTGAAAAAACCAATGGTGTTGTGAGTGTGAATGATATTGAGGATGTCATAGATTGGCTTGCTCATGACAGAAAGGCACTAAAGCGTTTTTTTGGCGTGGTTCAGCCTGAGAGATGCGTGGTGTGTTTTCGTGGTCATTCCAAGAGGCTGCAGGTTCGTTTACGACTGCAAATTAGTTACTACATCATACGAATATGCTGTTAACGCGCGTCGTGAAATTGATGCTGAGATGCGTGGTTATGACTTTTATAGAGTTGGCTGTGTTCGTATTGGCAAAACTTATGATGTTTTCCGGTTTTTAGGTCCTGATCTTGTTTCAAGTGTGTTGAGGTGGTTTTTCGGTCAAAGGTAACAGCGCGACTATTTTTAACAACCGAATTTCTTACAAAAATCGACGGAGAGCAACGTTCTTTTGTTGGGTAGTATGAATTATCGATTTTTAAACAAAAGTGTCTTATAAACGATTCTAGGAGGTTCTATGGGTAGGCGTTCGACTAAATTGCGTTTTGTCAATTGTCAGTATGACGGGTCCCTGGCTGATCTGAGCGACGAAGAGCGGATTGTTTATGACCACCTAACGGATGAACTTCGGGCGGCTGGCATTCTTCACGCGCTAGATCACACGCTGATACTTCGCTATGCGACGACCTTTGTGCGGTATCGGAAGAATCTCGGTCATATTAGGGATGCTGAGGCTGCCGGCATACCTGATCTACGGGCGTATAGTTTATTCACGAAACTTGACGTTCAACTTCAGGGCGAGTTGACGAAACTTGGGCGGTTGATTGGGCTCGGTGCTGGTGCGCGCAAAAATTTGCATGTAGCGCAAGAGACAAGCGATCCAATCGAGGAGTGGCGCAATGTATCTGTATCTGAATAGTAGATGCGCAGTTTGTGGGACGAAACATCAGAATCATATCTCGCCAGTCTGTTCATTGCGGTGTCTTGAGATATATCACCGTGATCCGTCCAGGTGTCGAGTGTCGGCGGTTGATCTTTTTTACAGGGTCCGTGACCTGGACAACATTCAATTTGTGTGTATGGGCATATTCGATGTCCTGGCGAAGTACTGGCGCAATGGAATATCGACGCTTCAGTTAGCGCTATTGCTAAAACGCAATGGTGGTCTTGAGTTTCCGTTGAAAGAGGTATTCGCATATGGGGAAAAATCGTGCTTCTGGTCGTTTGAACACGGAAGATGTATCCCGCTTATTGAGTCAGTGGAACACCGTACGACTTTTGCATTCGCCCCATGGTGTTTGTCTGACGCAAGATATCAAAAATGGCGTCCTGAAGGTAGACAGGCGTGCGGAGAGTGAAGGTTGTTATTTTGATGCAGTTGCTGCGCAGAAGGCTATCGACTTTATTGAGCGGTTTTGTGTGCATTGGAAGGGAGCGACGGCAAAGCGCCATTTCAGGCTTTTAGACTGGGAGAAACTGATTGTTTATTCTCTCTTTGGGTGGAAGAAGAGCGACGGGTTGCGGCGTTTCCGCACGGCATACATTGAGATACCGCGCAAGAATGGCAAGAGCACATTAGCGGCGGCTATTGCGTTGATGATGTTGGTTGCCGATGACGAGGATGGCGCTTCTGTCGTGTCATGTGCGGCGAATGAGTCGCAGGCACGGTGTGTTTGGGAGAATGCCGCCAATATGGTTGGCGCCAGTCCATTGCTACAGCGTGTTATTGAGCGGTTTCGGTCGCAACTCCGATATAAGCGGCGCAATGGGACGTATGAGGTAGTGTCTGCTATTGCGGAGACGAAGCATGGTCGTGATGATTCATGTGTTGTATTTGATGAGGTTCATGCTCAGCGGACAGACGAATTATGGAACGTAATGACGTCGGGTGTTGGTTCCAGGCGTCAGCCACTGATATTTGCTATCACAACGGCGGGTGATGATCTGGAGAGCATAGCGCGTAGATTGCATGATTATGCTGTTGGTGTATTACAGGGGGTTATCGATGATATTTCATTCTTTCCATTTTTGGCTGGCGCGCCTGATGATATGGACTGGTGGCGTCTTGAAACGTGGATACGAGCCAATCCATCGCTCAACCTCGTCAATATGCTCGATTATGACGTTGTGGCTGATAGCGGACTCACGTCGTTACAAAACGTCCGAATTAAGCCAGAATATGGCGTTCCTGATGTTGATGAGCCTAAAGCCTACCTGACCGAACTGCGGCGCTGGTCGATCAAAAACAAGTTTTCGAAACACACGCCGTTACAACTAGAATATCTCATAGATGAGGCGACACAGGCGTTGCATTCAGAGAGTGCAAAGGCTCGCTTTCTCTGGCTGAATCTAAACAGATGGATGCAACAGAAGGCGCGGATGATAGATGAGACAGCGTGGCGTCAGTGTAAGTCTGATTTTGACAGCAATGTGCCTGGTCGTGTCTGGTATGGCGGGCTTGATGTTGCGGCTAAGCGAGATATTAATGCGTTTGTTCTCGTGTCTCCACCGCCGACGGTTGATGATTTTTACATGATTGACTGCTGGTTCTGGGTGCCACAGGGGACGATCCATGAACGTGTTCAGAATGACTATGTGCCTTATGACCTATGGGCTCATGATGGTTTTTTGCGTACGTTACCAGGCGAGATTATCGACCTGGATGCGATGGTCTCTGAGATTATTCAGATTTGTGAATCGCGCAAGGTGCATAGTGTTGGGTTTGACCCCTGGAATGCTACCTATATTGCCACGAAACTTATGAACGCTGGTATATCTGTTGTCGAGGTTCCGCAGACCGTACGGCATTTTTCAGACCCATCCAAGACGCTCATCGACCTTGTGAAATCCCGCAAAATCAAGCACAAGGGCAATCTAGTTATGAACTGGATGCTTTCGAATTGCGTGGCTCGGATAGATACCAACGGCAATATCCGTCCTGATAAACGGATGAGCCGCGAAAAGATTGACGGCGTAATTGCGCTATTAATGGCATTAGGTCGTTCATTGACTGATGTTGAGAATGTTTCGGTTGAACCAGGGATATTCATCATTTAGGAGGTCCGTATGACAGAGAAAAAAGTCAAAGTTTGTGGTTGTATTGCTGTGCCGCGATTGGGATGGACAGATGCGTGGGGGTCAATAGTGGATGCGTTCACGGTGCGCCAGATTCCGTTGCGCCGATTCACGACATGTTATTGGGAGCAGGGTATCTCTAACGTTCTTGAGATGCTCATTGCGGATGGTGTTGATTGGGCGATCTGTCTTGATTACGACACGTTATTTATGCCGACTGATCTGGACTTATTGCTCAAGACATTTGCGGTACGTGATGATATTCATGCTCTCGCGGCGCTGCAATGCAAGCGATATGCGGAGACGCCGCTATTGACCATGATTGGCGGAAAGAGTGAACCAGACAATACATATGACGTAGAAGTACCAGCAGATGAACCATTCAGGGTATTCACAGCACACTTTGGGCTGACTATTATTGATTTGAATCATCTCAGAGAAGTGCCAAAGCCATGGTTCTGGTCGCAGCCTGATCACAACAAATCCTGGCGCGGCGATGATCATGTTGATGCGGATATCTATTTCTGGCGCAAATGGGGTGAGGCTGGCAAGACGGTTTATGTTCATCCAGGCGTGCGGGTCGGTCATCTCGAAGTCGTGACATCTATGTTCAATAGTGATCTGAGCGTTGAGCGTGTGCCGGTGCATGAGTTCTTCACCAGGCGGTTTCAGGAGGTGAAATGAAGACGATTCAGTTTATCAAGCAGTGTGGCATCTACAATCGGAACGAGGTTCACACATTCCCAGACAGCATCGCTGATCTATATATTGCCCGCCGTGTTGCTGTTCTGGTGCAGGTGCAAGAGGCTAAGGTTGATACTGCGCCGCGAGAGACGACAGACAAAAAAACAAAGCGCAAGAGGCTCTTATGAATTGTCCTTATTGTAACGGTCGCACCGTCGTGACGAATAGCAGGAGCATTATGTTCAGCGGCATTGATCCAGGTCAATATCGGCGCAGGGAATGTGTTGAATGTCAGCGCAGGTTTAGCACGTTTGAGCGTTACGAGGTCAAGAACGACGGTGAGACATCGACGACGTTGCTAGTGATTGAGCAGTTGCGTGAACTCATCCGCATGCTGGAGAGTGCCAACAAAAACCACGATATCTTGTAGAAAAGTGCCATATATAGCCAGCCTATAAATCCCGCCTTAGAATGCAGCAGGTTTATGGAGGTGCGATATGCCTGCTGCGAATCAAACCGATTTAGAACGTCGGTCGTTTGAAATCCGTTCCGAAGAGCCTGCCACGCCTGAAGAGCCGCGGCGCATCGTTGGATATGCTGCGGTATTCGATCAGGTGGCGTATGGCGAGGTTATCCGCAAGGGGGCGTTTCAGGATAGCCTGGCATCCAATCGTGACATCAAGGCGTACTGGTCGCATGCGAGTGATCAGGTTCTTGGCCGGCGTGCGAACGGCACATTGATTTTGCGCGAGGATGATCACGGTCTCTATGTTGAGATCATTCCCAATCATAATACGACATGGGGGGCGAATGCGCTGGCAGCCGTCAAGCGTGGTGATGTGACGCAGTTTTCATTCGCGTTTGTCCCGATTGAGGAACGGATTATCTTGGGTGCCGATGGAGAACCGATACGTGAACTGGTGTCGGTTGAATTGTATGAAGTGAGTCCTGTTGCTGAACCGTGGTACGAGGGAACTAGTGCCGAGGCGAAGCGCAAACCTGATGAGGTGAAGATTATGTCCGAAGAAAAGACAGAAGAGATCAAGCAAGAAGAGCAGAAAGCAGAGCAGATTATTCAAGAGCAGGTTCGTGGTATGACGGAGAATGTTGGTGTTGGGCGTGTAACACCGCCTACTGCATCGGCGCCGCCTGAAGAGCGCAAGATTGAGTCGGTGCATCGATATGGTACGTTGCGCAATTTCCGCGGGCGTGATGCGGAGCGTTCCGCTCATGATTTCGGCATGTGGGCATTGGCGGCAATTGGCAAACCGAAGGCGCGCGAATATTGCCGCGTGAATGGCATCGAGTTACGCACGCAGTTAGAGGGAACGAATAACGTTGGTGGTTATCTGGTGCCTAACCAGTTCATTGATTCGCTGCTTGAGATGCGGGATCAGTATGGCGTCTTCCGTCGCAATGTTCTTGTTGTTCCGATGTCTAGCGATGTTGCTACGCAGCCTAAGGCTGGAACAGCGTTGACGGCATATTGGACGGGTGAAAATACCGCTGGCACAAAGAGCACGGCTGGTTTTGATGTCGTGACGCTGACTGCGAAGAAACTGGCTGTACTTGCTGCTATTTCTAGCGAGTTGAGCGAAGATGCCGCGATTAATGTCGGTGACTATCTGGCTGGTCAGATTGCCTATGCGTTCTCGGTTGCGGAAGACGCCGCCGGATTCTATGGTGATGGCACATCTACCTATGGCAGCCAGTACGGTGTGATTAATCGCATTGCAAGTGTTGGCACAGCGAGCATTGTTGAGGCTGCTGCTGGCACATCGACGGACTGGACGGCGATCACAATGCGCGATCTGGCGAATATGTTCGGCAAGTTGCCGAGTTATGCTTCCACACCGAATTGCAAGTGGTACTGCAGCGGCGCGTTCTTCGGTCAGGTGTTGCAGTACCTGGCAATGGCTGCTGGTGGCAATACGGCATCAATCTTAACTGATGGTCGCCTGGGTCGTTCGTTCCTTGGGTATCCTGTCGAGATAGTTGAGAGCATGCCGAAGACCGCTACCTCTACGCAGATCGTCTGTCTGTTTGGTGATTTATCGCTTGCGGCAATTCTTGGTGAGCGTCGCCAGACCACGATCACGTTTTCGGGCGATGCAACCGTTAATTCTGTCAGTGCATTTGAGAACGATTTGATCGTCGTTAAAGGCACGGAGCGTGTTGCGATTGCTGTGCATAATGTTGGATCGTCCAGTGTTGCGGGTCCTGTCATTGCTCTGAAGACGAAAGCACCTTCTGGCGGCGGTTGATAATTCCCTTCTCCTGTGGGGCGGGTTTCGTTCTCCTTTTCCCGCCCCACACCCACCCAATGGAGAAATCAGATGCGATTCACGTTCGATGATAGCGGCAAACTCGTTAGGAAGGACACCAGGGCAAGGTCGACACCAGTCAAAGAAGGTTCATTTCGGTCTTCGGTATTTTCGTTTAACGACTCCACGGGTGTTCGTGTTACGCCTGACACAGCATTGACGCTTGGCGCTGTATGGGCGTGTGTGCGGGCTGTTACAGAGACGATTGCATCGTTGCCGTTAAACGTGATGCAGCGGACGGAAACAGGTGCTCGCAGGGTATGGGAAGGTCATCCGTTACAGAGTTTGTTGCATCGGTTCCCAAATCCGCTCATGAGTAAGGTGGAATTCTGGGAGTACATGATTGGGCACCTGGAATTGCGCGGCAATGCCTATGCTGAGATTGAGCGGGATCGCATGGGTCGTCCTGTTGCGTTGTGGGTGTTGCATCCTGATGCGATGACGGTGGTTCAGGGGAAGGATGGCATTGAATATGGTTACAGGCTTAATCCAGGTGGTGAGACGGTACGGTTACGCCGCGAGCAGATACTGCATATTAAGTTTCTGTCGCTTGATGGGGTTCTTGGGTTAAGCCCGATCAAATATGCGGCATCAACGGTTGGTGCTGGCATTGCTGCTCGGGAATATTCGTCGCGTGTGTTTCGCGGTGATGGCATGAAGCGCATGGCACTCGTGACGGATATGCCGCTGAAGAGTGAGCAGGTGGCGGAGATCAGTGCTGCCTGGCGGAATGCGTATAGCGGGCTTGATAGTGCGCACAGGGTGGCTGTGCTGCATTCGGGATTGAAGCCCGAAACCATTGGTATATCGCCTGAGGATGCTCAGTTATTGCAACTCTGGAATGCGAATGTGAATGACGTCTGCCGCATCTGGCGCGTTCCTCCGCATAAGATTGCACAACTGGATCGGGCGACGTTCTCGAACATCGAAGAGCAGAACATTGAGTGGGTGACAGATTCGATTTTGCCGCGCGTGACTCGCATTGAAGCGGCATTAGACAGCGCGTTTTTCCGAGACGATCCGCAGGGGTTCACCAAATTCAACATTGATGGTCTATTGCGTGGTCGTTTAAGTGAGCGCATGCAAGCATATGCAACGAGTATTCAATGGGGGTTCAGGTCACGTAATGAAATCCGTGCACTGGAGGAACTTGAGCCATTTGCCGGTGGCGATAATTTTGATCGTCCGTTGAATATGTTGCCGATACCGAATGCGAATGGGGGCGCGTCGCAATGAACGCATATGCGAACGTTCATCAATTGAAAGAGGTGCTTTATCTCGATCAGAGCAGCACGGCTCGTGATGATGAGTTGTTGCTTGTGTCTATTGCGGCATCGCGCAACATAGATCATGTTATTCAACGAGAGTTCTGGGTTGAACGGGATACACGATATTTCAAGCCACACTCAGCGCGCAGAGCAATCATTGATGATGTGACATCTATCGAAGAGATCAGCGTTGTTTCCGCTAGTGGGACAACTGTACTGACATCGTACGACTATTACCTTGAGCCTCGGCATTTGCCCGTCAAAAACATCATTGCGTTGGACGACACCGTTAATGTCGTCTTTTCTGGCGATGAAGACATTGTCGTTACTGGTACGTTCGGTTACGGGAATGGGACAGCGTCGCCCTGGTTGTCTATTAATGCGGTTGCTACGACTGACGCGGTTTCGACGCTGGTGGATTTCGATATCAACCATGGTCTTTATCCAGGTCAGACGATCCTTGTTGGTTCTGAGCAAATGTTCATTCTTGCGACGCCAACAACGAAGCGAGCCACTGTTGTGCGTGGGGTCAATAAGACGACTGCGGCGATACATAAAGAAGCGTCCGTTTATGTCATGCAGTATCCGCATGAGGTAGTTGTTGCGGCGTTGTGGCTGGCGGTTGACATGTTCAAGCGGATACATACAGGGGGCATTCTCTCAGAGCGGCTTGGGGATCATTCATACACACTGGATCAGAACACCAGTCTCTTTGTTGAACGCGTTCTTGCAGGCCTGCGGAGGTTCTGGTGATGCGTTCGAATCCATACGAGATCAAGGTTGTCAAGTTCAAAGACAACACAGGTCATGTTCGCAAGCGCATTACAGCAATATCCGACAGGGCTTTGAATGACCTCTGTGACGACTCCGTGAAGTTAATCAAGAAGATGATTTCCGATGCTATGAGTCGTAGTGAGCGTAGCACTGGAGCACTAGAGCGCAGCATTACGAAGGTCAAGCATAAAGTCATGGATTACGACATAGCGACGCAGGGGGTGCAATATGGTGCTCCGATTGAATACGGCTGGCATCCCTCAACGAAGACAGGACCTCGTAGCAAGAAAGAGCCTGGTTATTTCTTCATTGTTCGCGGTTTCTTTGGCATGGCGTCCCGTTGGATGCATGGGGATAAGTGGAGGGACTGATGGAGCAGTTTCCAATTGAGTTGTTACGGGACGAGTTGAAGCAGTTGCGTGATGAGATTCATTCGATGAACCGCAAGATCGATGAAGTGAAACTCTGTATTACGCAATCGTGCGAGCAGCATCGCAAAGAAATTTATGGGCGGCTGTGTGATCTGGATGTTGCCAGTGCGACGTTGAGCACTCGGCTGGGTGGCGTTGTTGTCGTCATTAGTACGGCTGTATCGATTGCCGTGAGTCTCGTTCTGCTACTGGTTCAGAAGGTGATTCCATGAGTGTTGCGGACTTGCTCTATAGCGTATGCATCAGGACAGGCACGCCGCTTTACAGCCAGATAGGTAATCGGATGTGGTTGGATACGCCGATTGATTCGTGGAACAACACGACGGCTGCGGTGGTAGTGCAAATTATCAACGATCGGACTATTGGGGTATGTCCTGTTCATGTGGCTCAGGTTCGATTTATTTGCTACGGCGGGTCTGAACGACTGGATGCGGCTAATGCCGTCTATCAGGCGCTGATCAATACGTTGCATGGTGCTAATGCAAAGACAGATGCCGGGACGTTATATGCGGCGTTCTTTGTGTCTGGCACGCCGTGCGAACGGAATAATGAAGATGAATGGGCGTATGCGGACGCTCTGTTTGAGGTGATTTACACACTATAGGAGGTATGAAATATGCCTGATGTTAAGACAGCAACATTGCGCAAAGTGGCTGTTGGTAGCACGACAGAAACGCTGCCGACGACCTGGCCTACTGCAGGCGGTACGGTGTCGTGGGGTACGACATGGACGCTGATCGGTGGTCAGTCTACTACCGATATCTATATTGCTGCGGATACTGTCTCTTTTGATTTTGTCTATGATGCGACCTATGTCGATCCGCCGTTGGCACAGTTGCGGCTACAGGCGTTTCCCACGAAGAACGGCGTTGAAAGTGTGAAGTTCAAGTGCTACCAGGCGAATCATGAGACGCTTGCGATCTCGTCCTTCTACTCGACGACGAGCAACGGATATTCGGAGACGGTTACACCGACGTATAAGCAGTTGTGTTTTGAGTTGAGCGGGCAGGGCGTGATCTATTTGCCATATACGATTATTCGTATTGCCGGTATTGAGGCAGGCGTTAAAGACCTGATGACGATTGATTTTGAGGTGGATGTATTCGGTACTGCTTCATTGCCCTATGGCGCTGAATACATCAAGTTTGCGTCGGCGTAATTGAGTTATGAGTGAATCAATCTTTGAGCGTCGGAAGATCAGTCTCTCACTTGCTGGTCGTTCGTACGAATTCGAGGAACAGCCTCGCCGCAAGACACGTGAGATTGTGGCGGCTATTCATCGGATTCTTGAGTTACGTGGCATTGTGCTGGGTGATGATGGCGTGATTAAGGCGCCTGCGAGTGCTGCTTTTCTTCTCGCCAATGATGCGCTGGACTTCTTCTATCAGCATCATGAGCAGATGAATGCGGACAGGTCTTTTCTTGATGAGGCGGATGAGGAAGAGATACTGAACGCATTCATGCAATACGTCGAATTCGTTTTGCGCCCTTTTGTGAGCAAGCGAGCCGAAACGGCAGACCAATGAGCCGTGAAGATGCGGCACATGCAGAGGCTGCTATCTATGAGGTATGCATGGCGCACTGGCACATCCCATTCGATCACATAGAAGAGCGCTGGACTGATCGAGAGTTCTTTGCGCTGTTGGGTGCGTTGATAGATCGGCTTGATCGGGAAGCGAAGGCGATTAATTCGAGGTCGTCTGCGTCATCTACTAAGAAGAGCATGTCGCTCGGTGAATTTGTGCGTATGTCAGGAGGCGGCTGATGGCGATAGTAGCTGGCGAAGTTCAGTGGAAGGTGACGGGTGATATTACCTCGCTGAATGATGCGTTAGCCCGGGCGCAGAAGTCTGTGCGGTCGCACTATGGTGAGATATTGAAGATATCTCGCATGGTAGGCACTGCGATGGTAGGCGCTGGCACGGCTGTGCTTGGTTCGCTGGCTGGCATTGGGAAGTCATTTGCGACGGCGGC